TCGATTTTCTCAATGACACAGCTACAAGCGAAGTCCTACAGACTTTGCAAGCTGCATGGGGAACATCAACAACAGTCACAGTAAAGCAGACATCAGGTGCAACATCTGCAACTAATCCGCTATACACAATGACTTGCTTAATTAACAACACTACAGACATCAACGGCTCAGTAGCAGACCTAAGCACACAATCTGTAACATGGACTGTTAATGGCACAATCACTGTAGCATCAGCGTAATTAACTAACAAAGGGGCAAGCAATGGCAAGACTAAAGATAGTTCGTACAGATGGAAGCGTAGTTGAAGGCGAGATTACTCCAGCAGTGGAGTATTCGTTCGAGCAGTACGCTAAAAAGGGTTTCCATAAGGCTTTCCGCGATGAGGAAAAGCAGAGCGATGTCTATTGGCTTGCATGGGAAATTACACGCAGATCAGGTGAATCTGTTAAGCCTTATGGGATTGAGTTTATCGAGACACTTAAGAGTGTTGAGGTTCTAGACTCAGACCCTTTAGCCTAAAGCGCGATTATCCATTCACCTACTTAATAGCTCGCTTGAGCATTAGGTTGGGAATCGCGCCTCAGCAGTTATTAGAATTAGATAAGACCATGCTAGATGCATTATTGCAAGGTCTCAAAGATGAGCAGAAAGAGGTGAGCGATGCCAGCAAGCGTCAAGGGCGGCATCGCGCTTAGAAAGTCTTTACGCGCTTTTAGTCCAGATTTAGCCAAAGCATTACCTAAAGAAGTTGCAGCAGCCTTAAAGCCAATTACTAAGTCTGCTCGCGGATACTTGCCAGATAACTCATCAGTGTTAAGCGGATGGTTGCCTAGAGAAAACTCTCAAGCTCGTTTTCCTACCTATGATGCCAGAATTGCTAGAGCTGGTATTGGCTATAAGACCACACCATCAAAGCCTAATCGCAGAGGCTTTAGATCACTTGCTCGCGTATTCAATAAGAGTGCAGCTGGAGCAATTTATGAGACTATGGGTCGCAAGACACCTAGCAGTTCTTTCGTCCAAAATCAGAATAATAAATATAACGCACCAATTAAAGGTAAGGACAAGATGGCTGGTCGTGCCTTGTTTAGAGCCTATGAGGAAAACAACGGTAAAGCTAGAGAAGCAGTATTAAAAGCAATCCAATTTGCTGCTAATAAACTAAACGCGAGAGCAAGGGTGTAACTCATGGCAAACATTATGATTGATATTGCCGCAGAGTTTGTAGGCAACAAGGCATTCAAGCAGGCAGACACAGCAACAGAGCGATTGACTAAAAATGTCAAAACCCTTGCTAAAACTTTTGGCGTAGCCTTTAGCACCACTGCAGTTCTTGCTTATGGCAAGGCTTCAATTAAAGCGGCAGCGGCAGACCAGAAGGCGCAGCAACAACTTGCTCTGGCTTTAAAGAATGTAGGACTTGAAAGAAACGCAGCATCGGCTGAGACCTATATCCAAAGACTTCAAAGCGAGTTTGGGATTGTTGATGATTTGCTTCGCCCTGCTTATCAGAGTTTAGCGGTAGCAACCCGCGATTCTGCTGAATCACAAAGATTACTCAATCTTGCGTTAGATATTTCAGCATCAACTGGCAAAGACTTAGGGTCAGTCACAACTGCCTTAAGTCGTGCCTACTTGGGTAATAACACAGCTCTTACTCGTTTAGGCGTAGGCATATCCAAAGCAGACCTAAAAACTAAATCTTTTAAAGAAATTACAGATGATTTAAGCCAAACTTTCAAGGGTTCAGCTAAGGCAGCCTCAGATACTTTTGCAGGATCAATAGCCAAGCTAGGTGTAGCGGCTGCCAATGTTCAAGAAATTATAGGCACTGGCCTTATTGATTCCTTAAAAACTCTAGGCGGTAACACAACTGTTAATGACCTTGCAGACGATATGGAAAGAGCTGCAACTAACTTAGCCGATTTCTTGCGGGGCTTAGCACAGATTGGCACATTTGAGATAAGTGGCAAAACAAAGTCTTTCTTTGAATTATTGCTTACACCATTTCAGCGTTCATTGTCTGCTGGCCCATTAGGTGCAATCACAAGAATTGGCGCAACTTCCCGTAGAGCCAGTGAAGTGCAGGCGCAAAAGAACCCAATCCAATCAGGCTCATATTTAACTAATCAAACCAAGATAACCAAACTGACTATAGCCCAGACTAAAGCAGCTCAAGATCAGTTAAAACTGGCTAAAGCTAAATCAATCTTTGATTTACAGAAGATACAGATTGAAGCAGCTCTTAAGGGTAAGATTTCAGAAGAAGATCGTATTCGTCTTAAGCTCATGCAGGCTATTGAATCTGAGAATATTAGCCAGATTGAGAAATACACAAAGCTATTAGATGAAGCTCAGAAGAATACAGAGAAGTTAGTTAGCACTCTACAAGGCATTAAGCCCCTTGATGATATCTTCAAGAACTGGTCATTTATGTCTGTTAAGGAACAGTTAGACAGCCTTGAGACTTACTTCAAGAACTTTGCCGGTTCTGCTGCATCTGCCTTTAATTCTTTAGCCGCATCTCAAAGAGCTGCTCTTGGTGGTTATGTGCCGTTTCTAGGGGCAACCAATGCATCTCTTGGCATTACATCTAATGGCGGAGCTACTACATCAATGCCATCAACAGTAGGCTTGGGAACTAGTGGCACAGGCAATCAACTGCCAGCAGGCGTAACTATTAACAACAACATAAACACAGGCGTGGGAGACCCTAACGCCATTGCAGAAGCCATTGAAATTGTGATGGTCGAAGCAATCAACCGAGGCACTATTAGAAACAATGTGTTGAACGTAATATGACATGGCTTCCAGAATGGCGTGTAACAGTAGGTGATGATGTCTATACGACTGTCACCTCTGTTTCCTATGCCACTGGTCGCTTAGACATTGATCGTCAATGCACAGCAGGTTATTGCCGAGTAGAAATCATCAATAGCACTGGGGCAGACTTTACAATCAATGTCACAGAGCCAATTACTTTAGAACTAAAGAACTCCTCTGGTACTTACATAACTGTATTTACTGGTGAGGTATCAGACTTCTCCATTGGAGTCAGAAGCCCAGAAGAAACTGGCTACATCACAACAGGCACAATTTTAGGTATTGGCTCACTGGCTAAACTGACTAAAGCTATCTACAACACAGCCCTTTCAGAAGGATTAGATGGCGCACAGATTGCAGCCATTTTGGGTGCAGCTTTGAATCTTAACTGGAATGAAGTTACCCCTACTGTTACATGGGCTACTTATCCAGCAACTACCACATGGAATGAAGCCGAGACTTATGTGGGCACTATTGACTCAGGTTTTTACACAATGATAAGCCAAGCGGCATCTGCTACTGCTAAAAGCCAGAGCCTTGTAGATCAGATTGCCAACAGCGCATTAGGGCAGATTTATGAATCAACAGCAGATGGTCTAGTCAATTATGATGATGCAGACCATCGCTCAGACTATCTTGCAGATAATGGCTACACCTACCTTGATGCATCTTATGCAACTCCTAGCAGCATTAGCTCTCAGACACAGATTGCTCGTATTCGCAATAGCCTTATCTATAAATACTCTACAGGCTATGGCTCAACCTACAGTGCCTCTGATAGCGACTCTATAGGCGCTTACGGCCTCTATGAGCGTTCGTTTGAATCCAACATCAAGAATCTTGCTGACATCACTGACATCGCCATGAGAGAACTTAATCTACGCAAGAGTGCCAAAGCCTCATTGGGAGCGATTACCTTTAGACTAGATAACCCAGACATGCCATCTGCCATGCTTGATGATCTGATTGCTATCTTCTTTGGTGAGCCTGTCCTTATCCAGAACTTACCTTCCAACCTTTTGGGTGGCACATTTGAGGGCTTTGTGGAGAATGTAGCCCTACGTGCTACCCCTACTTATGTGGATTTAACCCTTTACATTACAGCTACAGAGTTCTCACTTTCAACAACACAATGGGAAACAATTTTGCCTAGCACAATAACATGGGCAACTACAAATGCTACACTTATCTGGAATAACGCGACAGGAGCACTAAACTAAATGGCAACGAGCCCAATTTATAGCTGGCCAGAGCCAGACAACACAGACCTAGTAAAAAATGGTGCGTTAGCAATTCGCACATTAGGTGACGCTATTGACACCACTATGGGAACAATGGTTGCTAAAACTATTGTTGATGCTAAAGCAGATTTAATTGTTGGCACTGCTGCTGACACAGTATCCCGCCTTGCCGTTGGATCGAACGGACAGGTCTTGACTGCGGATTCCACAGTTTCTCCAACAGGCTTGAAATGGGCTACACCAGCAGCCTCAGCAAGCGGGCTGACTTTTATTACTGGCACAACCTTCTCAGCCGTATCAAGTTTCAGCCTGCCTAATAATACTTTTACTGCAACCTATGACAACTATTTAGTGCGCTTTCAATTAACTGATGCCAGCGCTGCAAGTGCAGTCACGCTTAAATTGCGAGCAGGTGGCACAGATACATCTACTGGTTACTACTCTGCACAGTATCGCGTGGATTATTTATTGACTGTTACTTCACTAGGAGAAAATGCAACTACATCTTGGGGCTTGGGAACAATTAATATCGGCGGCGATAATGACCAAATATTCCAATATGACTTAAACATTAAGCAACCATTTAACACAAAACACACAATGGTTAATTCTGCTGGCAGTCTTGGCAATATAGTTTCCAGCGTTGGCTTACTGGCAAAAGTTGATTTGACAAGTTATGACGCGCTTACTTTTGCGTGTTCCACTGGAACAATTACAGGCAACTACCGCGTCTATGGCTACCAGAATAGTTAAGGAAAACAAATGACAACAGAAAAGAAGTTTCATCAAGAAGGCGATTTGGTTCGTGAATACACTGAATCTGAATACGCTCAATTTGAGTTAGACAAAATTGAAGCGCAGAAATTGGCTGATGAGGTAGAAATTAAAGCAGCCGAAAAAGCGGCAATTCTTGCCAAAATTGGTTTAACTGCTGATGAAGCAAAGTTATTGCTTTCATAGTGGAACACTTGACTGAGATGATTACTCATGAAGCCGCGTCTATCTAAAGCTGCTATACAGCTTCGTGAGCAGTTAGATGATTCCTTCCCGGATCGTGACAGAGCAAGTGACGGCTGGCTCGGTGATAGCCGACACGCTGCTCGCAAGTCTGATCATAATCCAGATGAGCAAGGCTGGGTTCGTGCCATTGACATTGACGCAGACTTATTTGGTGCAGGAGTCAAACCGCATATCATGCCAGACCTTGCGGATCAGCTTCGAATCAGTTGCAAGTCTAAGGCAGAGAAACGCATCTCGTACATTATTTTTAACGGCAGGATTGCGTCTCCCGTCCTTAACTGGAAGTGGCGCAACTACACAGGGGCTAACAAACACACTCACCACATGCATGTCAGTTTTAAGAAAGAAGCTGACCTTCTGGGTGAGTTTTTTCAGATACCTATGCTAGGAGCAAACTAATGAATATGAAAAGCCCTTATGTCCTAACTGCTGGAGCATTCCTATCAGCTTGGGCTGCAACTAATTTTGCAGCTGACTATCGCTCAGTTTTATGGGCATTACTCGCAGGCGTATTTGGATATGCCACACCTAAAAAGTAATGACTGCTATGGACATGGCGGCTCTTGCTGTTGCTGCTACGACCGTTATTGGTTCGTTTATTGGCTCAGTCAAATGGTTAGTAAAGCATTACTTAAGCGAACTAAAGCCCAATAGTGGGTCATCAATGCGTGATGAGATTTCAGAACTCAGAGGGCGTGTTGATACCATACTTCGTATCCTAGAGAGGTAACAATTATCTCATGGCAAGAAAAGCAACTAAAGCATTAGAGGATCAAGGTTACTCAAAGCTAGATGCTTACTGCATTGGGCTTTATGAGTATTTCTGTAGTCTTAAAAGAGCAGGCTTCAAAGAAGATGTAGCTATGTTCATGATTACTGAGCCTAATGCTTACCCTGCTTGGATATTGCCTAACCCTGTCGATCCAGAGAAGTTCGGCAACTACGAAGATGAGGACGATGACTAAAGCCCGCTATCTTGTTATATCGGATTTACAAATCCCATATCACCATGAGCAAGCTGTTAAGAATCTTATCAAGTTAGTAAAGCGGGAGAAGTTCGACCTCATCCTAAATACAGGGGATGAACTAGATATGCAGAGTCAGTCTCGCTGGGCTCAAGGTACTAAGTTGGAGTGGGAAGGTACGCTAGATGCTGACAGAAGCCTTGCGCAGGATATTCTCTATGAACTCGGCACAACAGATGTCACTCGGAGCAATCACACAGACC